GTCTCCGGTGTTGGTTGCCGCTGACCAGTATCCGGTGTTGGTTGCCGCTGACCGGTCTCCGGTATTGGTTGCCGCTGACCGGTATCCGGTGTTGGTTGCCGCTGACCGGTCTCCGGTGTTGGTTGCCGCTGACCGGTCTCCGGTATTGGTTGCCGTATGATTTCCTGACGGAATATGATCTAATGTGAATTTTATAAACGCATCAACAATCCCTTTTATTCCAATCTCTGCATTTATGTGAATTCTTTTCCCGCATTTTTTGCTATCATCAGATGATTCATCAGTTACATCTTCCAGCTCTACTTCACAATAACGGCTGTTTGCTGGTGTATAGTATCCAAAAACGTCTATAGGATTTTCGCATGCGTGAAAACCTGTTTCACACAGTTTTGCATTTGTCTCTTCGTATTCTTTTCCAATCTCGTACTGGAAATCTCTGCATTTTAAATTTTCATCAAAGCCTTTATATGCTTTCATTTTTCTTCTCCTTTCCACGGCTCAGGTAACGGCTGCCACGCAAGAACTTCTATCTCATCGGCCATTTCGTCTACCTCATCGTTACCATATTCTGCGAGCGTATCCTTTGCATAGGCCGACCACCAAAACCATTTACCTTTGCATAAAACGCCAGTATTTGTAAAATGCACGTCTTTTATGTGTGCATAGTAGTCCGGCGGAAAGTGATTCGTCCATGTGATGTTAACAGGTGTAAGGTCTTCCGGCATTCTCTCACTGCATGGTGTCCACTCGCCGGTTTTGGGCTGACGTTTTATTTTTTCAAACACTTCATTTATCGCAAACCATCGCGGGCTTAATATTTCCGAGTTGAATAACAGGTACTTTATTTTTTCGATCAGCTTCTTTTCATCAATCATTTTTCCCTCCTGTTTCGCCTATCCACCATTTCATTACGTCTTCTGGGGTCTTCCATGTCGATTTAACATAGTCTTTATCCCTTGTATTTACTGAAATTCGTCCTTCGCTCTATCTCCATTATTGATTCGAAAATCGGATAAAATTGCTGTGGTACAACGGCATTACCTAAACATCTAATTCTGTCCAACCGGTGGGGAATCCCATCAGTTTTTCGTAAAAACGCGGATTTAGTCGCCCACGTTTTCCCGTCAGTACCATCAAATAATTCGGTAACTGTCCTAAATGCCCCCGTTCCCCTTTCTGTATTTTTTTCATTGTTTTCGCATAGTCGTTCAATCCCCGTGTGTCTCTGGCTGTTGGCGTTGGCCACAATGGCCACTCTGTCCCTTCGATGGCAGGCACCAACGGCACAAGCCGGAAGTACAAACGCCCTTGCGGCGTAACCTGCGCTTTCCAGATCAGATAACGCTGTGTCGAGACCCATCGAGATGAACCCAGCAACATTTTCTCCAACAACCCAATCTGGTTGCAGTTCTTTGATAACTCTAAGCATTTCTGGCCAGAGATAACGGTCATCTGTCTGGCCGCCTCGCTTCCCGGCGATGCTAAACGGTTGGCATGGAAAACCTCCGGAAATAACGTTAACTGTTTTTCTTCCTGTTCGTTCATGAAATGTCTCCTTTGTCAGCGTTCTTATATCTCCCCACTTTGGCACATTCGGCCAATTTTTAGTCAATACTCTTGCCGGATAATCTGCGGATTCACATTGCCCAACTGTTTTAAAACCTGCCCATTCAGCCGCTAAATCCAATCCGCCAATCCCACTAAATAGACTTAGATGCGTGAATTCCATATTATCCCACCGTAATGTCCATCGCGTCATATATGATTTTCTGTAACGTTCCATAGGACATCTTTTTTACTCTTGCAACTTCATTTTTTTGTTCCAGTGGCAGTTCGTTTAATATTTTCGCTGCTTTATGGATCATCTCCGCGAATTCCTTTACAAATCGTGTGGCTTCTTCTATCGGTATAATTACCTCACCTTTTTCCGTTGCGATCATGATTCCTCTGCCGTCAGTGATGTAACAGCGTCTATCATATATCGCATTTCTGACCATGCAGTCGTTTTTCTCTGCCTCTTCCTTCAAATCTTTTAGATTTATCTTCTGCTGCTTTATCATATTTTTCCTCTATCTTCTTTTTTTCTGCCATCAAACGGCGAACTTCCAGTTCCAGAACCTCCGCCTTTTTGGGCCAGTTCAACTCGTATAGTCTTCTGACTTTACCTTCCATATGGTTGATCTTTTGATTAATTTTTTCTATTTCCGATTGATAGTCTGTTTCCTGATGGTTAATGTACCATCTGCATGTTAGTCCGCACGGATCCGGATCGTAGTAGGCGCATTCTCTGCAGCACCTTATACATACCGGAAGTCCGCTGTGCTCCGGGCACTGCCGTGACTCTTTGTAATGCTGATTCCCGCATTTTGGACAGGGTGTCATTGCGGCATCAGATCCATAATGTAATTTCTCCCGATCAGTATCACCCAGGCACGCAACGCTTCCTCCTCGGTTATTCCTTCTTCCTTGATCCGGTCCATATATGCTCTCTGAAAATGCGTCCTCCACTTGTCGTTCTCTGATTTCCCCCACGGCGTCGTACACATCTGGATTTCCAGATGTTTTTCCGGGCAAAGATCTACCTGGAATCCTAAACTCAGGCTGATCTTTCGGTTTGCTGTCCCGCCGAATACTTCATGCCTTTCGGCATACGGCGTTCCGGTATAAAAACACATTCTATCCATTTTATCTTTGTAACCGTTATATTTTCTTTTCTCCCGCTCGGCGCGATCCATCTGCGCCATAGCGTAGTCATAGTATCTTTCATCAATCTCCATACTCTCTCCTATTCATATACTGCTGCGATGATGTTTTTTAGAATTTTTTCAAACGACATTCCCGTAATCAGCAGCGTCTCTGTTCTGTCGTCCGTCCATAGCAAATGAATATATTCATCGTCCATCTTTTTGTCATAGGTATATAGCACGGAAACCACGTAGTTATTTTCAATGTCGTTACGCAGCATGATCTCTATGTCTTTTGCAAATGTTTTTTTGCGTCTGATCATCTCTTTTCTGGCAAACTCTGCTTTTGTTTCCTGCCACTTTTTTAACACCTGTTCTAACTCTGGTGTTTTTTCTCCTTTTAACAGCTCCTCAATTCGATATCGATTTACCTCTTCGATCCTTTCGTCTTCCGTTTTAATGTCCATTTTCTAAACATTCTCCTGTTCTACATAGCCTGCAGTTTCTGCCGGCACTTTTTCCGCCGGATCCGGTATCGGTCTATCCAGATGACTGGCAAATCCGAATACCGCTATAATTGCGATCCAGAACGGGATCTTGATGCAGTTCCGTTTTAAAAATCGTTTTACTTTTTTCATCTGTTGTACCTACTTGAATATACTTTCTTAACTTATTGGGTAACATCTTCATACGTCGCTTGTATTACTTCCCCAATTGGATAGCAGTATTGCCGTCCTATCTTTTTTCCTCTTCGATACTGCATAAGTGGTTTTATGTAGTCGTAAGAGTGACCTGTTATCTTGCAGATCTCCGAGATGTTTAAGAATGGTTTTCCGGCTGCGCGTATGAATGACTCTTTAAAGGCTTCATATGCCTGATCCTTCATATATAATCACCTCCTCACATGCTTTCATTGGTTTCTTATTTTCGCTTATCATAAAAGCAATTTCAGAAAACAGCTCAATGCTGCAAGCATGATTATTATTTGAAATATCCACTCCCTATGTGGGCGCTCTGTGTCTTCTATATAATTGATAAACTCCTCCAGTAACCCCAATGGAATGAAAAGGATGTCTGATATGCCAGCTCCAATGCGTTTTATTTTGTCTTTCATTTCCCCTTCCTCCTTCCTTCTCGCATTTATGTAATCTTCGTTTTTAAATGCTCCGAAATTTTTTCTTCTGCGTTAAGGCTCTCCACTTTTCCTGTCATTATCTGACGAATATACGAGTAACTCATGCCGATGTTCTCGGCTAAATCCTTTAAACTTTCGCCGCGTAGATAAAGCTCACGTCTTACATCAGCTATCCATTCTTTGTCCATCTCTATTTTTTTCTTTCTCCTGTTCTCTCTTTCTGGCCAGTCTCAGCCCTTCGCCGATCCCGAGAAGATACTCTTTGTTCTTCTCTTCCATGTCTTTTATGCCTTCAGCGATAGACTTTAGCAGTTCTTTGTCTTTGTCTTGCATTTTTTCACCTCCGTTTAGTTGTTGAACAAATTATACAACCTTTTTTATGGTTAGTCAACCACTAAACGCTAATTTCATTTTCTGTTTTTAGTTGACTAACCAATTTTTGAATGTTATAATACATCTATAATGAACAGGAGGTACTAAATTGACTATCGGAACAAGAGTCAGGCAAATCAGAGATCATTTTAAAAAATCAAGGCGGGAGTTTGCGCAAGAAGTTGGTGCGACTCCGGACGAGATAAATAACATTGAATTGGATAGATTGAAACGAATGGAGCTAAAAGAGCCTATTTTTATCAATATCTGCAGCAAATATAACGTCAGTATGGATTGGCTAAAATATGGCCAGGGCGAAATGTTTGAACAGTTATCCAAAGAGGAAGAGATTGCAAAATTCGTTGCCAAGATTTTGAACGAAGAAGAAGAGTCGTTCAAAAGAAGGTTCATCGAAATGCTTGTCGCGCTTTCTTCCGACGAATGGGAGATTTTAGAGCAGGCGATTGAGATCATAAAAAAGAGGGGTTAATACCCCTCTACCAGCTGCCGGATAAACGCATAAATGATTTTTAATTGTTTTTCTGACGCATGCTGAAGCAGTTTGTAAATAGAGTCTAATTGTTCCATAGCGCACCTCGTTCCTGGAAAGGACTCACACCGAAGATATATTGTCAGTATAGAACATATGTTCTTTTTCGTCAATAGCAATTCTTTGTATACTTCGAGAGTCCGTTCGAGAGGGGTGCTAAAAATATAACCATTATCGAACATTTGTGTTTTTAAGCTATTGCGAATAAATCTTTCTATCAAAAACAATATTTATATAGATTAATTCGGCTTGACCGTTTTAATAAAAAGAAAAAAAGGAGAAAGAAAAATGAAGAAAGAAATGAACTCAAGTAACGTTACCCCCCCAGTGAAAAAACCGTTTTATAAGAAATGGTGGTTTATTGTCATTGTCGTTATTCTCGTTATCGGAATAATTGGTGCAATGTCTGGAGGCGATGACGAAACAACAACTGCACCAAAAGATAATGATCAAATAGTTACTGAGGAAAACACTGAGACTCAAAACAACACGAAAGCTTCTGATAATGAAAATGATGCTACCATAGGAGAACAGAACGCATTAGATCAAGCGCAAAGTTATTTGAGTTTAATGTCATTTTCGAGAACCGGTTTAATCGATCAGTTAGAATATGAAGGCTATACAACAGAAGAAGCGACTTACGCAGTTGACAACTGCGGGGCTAACTGGAAAGAACAAGCGGCTAAAAAAGCACAAGAATACCTTGATACCTCTTCATTTTCCCGTGAAGGATTGATCGAACAACTATTATACGAGGGATTCACACAAGATCAAGCTGAATATGGAGTATCTCAAGTAGGTTATTAATGAAGGAGGAAATAGATAAAAAAACATATTAAGTTTTTACAAAGATTGCTGCTTTGATTTTATGTTTTACAGTTTGTGGAAATGTTAACAAAAGCACAGCTACCATCAATGACGTAATTCATTTATCCGCCTCCTGGTAATTCAGGAGGCATAATTTTACAAAATGAGAGACAGAAAGGAGGATATCATGATAAGGAAATCTTTTACGTATGAGAGACAGCGGTATTTCATTAGGGCAAAAGACGAAAAGGACTTTGAAGTAAAAAAGGCTTTGAAAATCCGCGATATTGACGAAAATGTTCTTATTATCCGAAAAAATATAACCTGTTCGCAATGGGCAAAAGAATGGCCTGAAACATTCAGGCCCGCTATAAACGGAAAATGGAACAAAAATATTCACTGCATCTTAAATTCATTTTGCAGTATGTATGGAAATTTCCCCCTCAACAAGATCGCGCAGAAAAACGTGCAGATCTGGGCAAACTCGTTGAGCGGGTTGTCTCAGATCACATATAGCAAATATTTGGCAGTGGTTAAATCCTTTTTTGAAACCGCTGCAGACAACGATCTTATTCGTGCCAATCCTGTAAAAAACATTAAACGCCCAATGGTCAGTGAGCACATTTCAAGGCGCTCTATAAGCGATTCTGAGCGAAGAATCATATTAGAGGTATCAGATCACCACCCGTTGGGAATGTACCTCAAAATGATGCTTTTTTGTGGTTTGAGAACTATGGAGGTCGCCGCCCTCGAAGGCCGTGACATAGATTTAAAGAATAATCTGGTCTATGTACGCTCTAACATCGATTACAACGGAAATAAAAAGGCTCCAAAAACCTCTGCAGGTGTCAGGAAAGTACCTATAGTAGATGTTTACGCAAAGGAATTGAGAAAACTCGATCTGAAACCATTTGAGCCGGTTTTTACGACACCCAGAGGTAAAAGATTCACGAATAGTACATTTCAAAAAAGCTGGAAGTCATTCAAAAAAAGCATGGAGGAAGAGCACCCTTTCTCAGTATCTCCAGATCTGGTTCCATATTGTTTAAGGCATACGTTTTGCACGGATCTCCAGGACGCCGGTGTCCCGATCAATGTGGCTAAGGTTTTGATGGGTCACTCGTCCATAAAAGTTACCGCGCAAATTTATACGCACCACACGGAAAAATCTATGGAATCTGCCAGAGAAAAAATGAATGAATATGTTTCTGATCCGTGCCATACGCGTGTCAACATTGTTTAAATCACTGAAATTTCAACATTATATCGCCACCTGCACCTTCTCATACATATCTTTTAAAAAATCACTGCACGCATTGAAAAACGTTCAAATTTCAATGCGTGCAGTGATTCTGTGAATGTCTATTTTTATTACATTTATTTCCAAATATTAGCCTAAAATCGTGTCATACCGTGCCAAAAACGTGCCACTTTTTCTGATCATCATTTATTTATGGAATGTGTTTATATACGCTTTCTTGTTTCATTATTACGTAAAAATGAACCGATATTATTACCGGTTCATTTTCGAAGAACTATTGTCCCTATATACGGGGTATTTTCATTATATATTATTCAGTTGTCGAAATATGTCAAAATGTGCAATTATAATGAAAAAAGATCGCCAACGTAAGCGACCTTTTGTACAGCTGTTTTATCTGAAATTGTTAAATTCTTTTATGATATCTTCAGCAGCTTCCCCGTTTTCTAACCTCTTCCCTACTTCCTCTATGCTCTCCGTCATATCTTCTAAGTCCCCACAGCTGAGGGAGTAGTCGCCAAGATATAGTGTCCAGTACTTTCCTTCTTTTCTTAAGATCAAATCATCTTTCATTATCGTCATGTTTTTTTCCTCGCTTTTCATATTTTCTATTTTTTCAACAATCAGATCTTCAACATATTTCGCTGGTTTCCGTTCCCCAGTTTCCCAGTTTCCTATTGTCCTTTTCGGAATCCTAAAAAGTTTCGACATTTCTTCTTGTGTAATACCTGCTGATTTACGTGCTTCTTTAATCCTGTTTTCCATTTCTCTTCCTCCGATATAGATAAATCGCCCTAATTCCTTGCACAATGCCTATTGATATAAAAGCAATGCCCATATAATATAGTATTCCATGCATAATCGTTGACACATGATTTTCTATCGGGTATAGTATAGGTGGAACGGGGCCGAAGCCCCTGTTCATATTATGTACTTGTCGATAAGTAGTAATATGGTTCCAACCACAAGAGCGGATATTGACTGGACTGCTACGTCTCTTAAGTCTATCGGCTCTTTTCTTTTATCGTGTTTACCCATTCATGTGTTTTCCTCCTTTCTTTAATTATATTATATCACTCATTGAGTGATACGTCAAGCAGTATTTACTATTTTTTCAACATTTTCTAATAAAAAAAAGAGGGGCACGAGGCCCCCTATATAAACTTAAATTGTATATAGATAGTAAATAAAAATGATTAATGATGCTATGATCAAAACTATATCAATAGCAACAATAAAGAGCGGTGTTTTAATTTTTTCTTCTTTCCTTTTATTTATTTCCTGGATAAAACGAGTTAGTATATATACGACATTAATTAAAACAAATGCCAGTCCAATAATTACTGCTGCAAGTCTTACTGGACTAACTGCATTAATATTTTCTAATACAGAAGTAGAAAAAGCAATTCCTCCTGTAAATGCCAATACAATCGATGCAAAAATTCCTAAAATAGTGATATAGTCTCTTCCAATCTTTTTAGCATCATCTATATTTGCCTGTATTTCTTTTTGCTCAGTACGTAAAGAATCTATCTTAGGAGCAATATCTTTTAAATTCTGTTCTGACGTTTCCATGATTTTGGAAAAGTAGTTTAATCTCGCAACATCTAAATTTACATGGTCATATAATTTACGAATAGCCTTTAAAAAGTTATCGGATATTTTCTGCTCCTGAAATTGCAATTCACAGTATGTTTTAAACAACTCCATATTTTGTGACAGAGTCTCTTTATCTCCATCAATTAATTTTTGATCGATTTGCGAAATAACGGCAAAAATATCCGAGTAGTAATGCCGATACAGTTCATCACTACTCGGATAGCTATATACTTCTTGAAACTTAGCAAGAAAATATTCCTTTTCTTCCCCACTTTCAAGAATATCCTGACGAATTGATAGTTCCTTTAAAAGCTCAATTAGCGCCTGCCTTTTTTCATCTTCATTAACTACACTGCTTTCAAACACGTTATCCTCTTTCTGCTATTAGTTTGATCGGTATGATGCAATGATTTCCTTCTCCATTTTGAAAAATGGTGTCCCAAGCTCCGTCTTTTTTATGACTTTCTCTTACGAGATCCCACGGATATTTTTCTCTTTTTGCTTCGACGATTTTATCTATAAAACATCTATCATTTTTTTCAATGCTCGTTGATGGAGTATATTCACCAAGAATTTTCATCGATCCCATACCGCAAAAGGCATAATAGACATCGGCGACTACTGGGCCAAATTGCCACGCTTCTACATCATCTGAAAAAAGCGGACAAGAATTTTCCTTCAAATAATCCCGTTGAATAAAGAACAGAATTTTTTGCAGCTGTAAATTTGTTATTGGTTTTTTATCCTCTGTGCATTTTGAAATCACGTATTTTGCAATATCCATAGCTCTATATTTACCCATATTGTCACCTCCTTCTTATTTCTTTTACCCCATTATACTTTTTTTATAGGATTTTTTCAATCATTTACTTGACAAATATTTACCCCTATGGTATCTATTTTTATTTTATAATAGCAATTTTTGTGCCAATTTCAATAAAAATAAGGGGCACAAGGCCCCTAAACAAATGCTACATACTTATTTGCGATTGTAATCCAACCATATCCATGAACGTATCCTCGTGTTCCGTCTTGGCTGATGCGGGATACAATATATACTGTGTTCGCTTTTAACTTTCCCTTGTTTTTTGACGATAGCAGTGGCGATTCCCGGTAAATCAGTTTTCCTTTGGTCTTTACCCGGACATTATCCGTAAAGTCAACTTCTTTTGCATATTTTGCCGTCACCGTTACCCAGCCTTTCCCGGGGATATATCCCCGTGTTCCATTGCTGGCTGTTTTGGTAACCCGGTAAATTCCGTTTTTATCCAGTGTTCCGAGTTTTTTTGATTTCAGACCGTAGCCTTTGCGGATCAGCAGATTCATCTTTGGCCGGATCAGAAAATTGTCGTCGTAACCAACGTAGCATTTATTCACGTCCCGCCGTCCGGAAAATCCTTTCACCGTTGTCGTACTGGAATACTGCCACATATCATAATCTCCGCTGTAGGTCACACGATCGTTATATTGTGCTACCCACTTACTTAGATTACCCAAACTGCCGATTTTGGATTGAAACCATGATGTGGACGCATATACTCCGGCCATATATCCGGCATCTTCGATGGTTTCGCAAAACGCTTTGCAGGCTGCGGCCAGATTTGTTTTGCTTGCCGTTCCCGATGTCGCATTGTCCTCCACATCAATGAATACCGGCAGATTCAGCGCTTTTCCCTGCAGCAGGCTGATAACATAGTTCGCTTCGGCTTTTCCCTCTGCCGCGCTGCGGGCATTGCTGTAAAAGTAGACGCCGATCCGCAGACCGGCGCTGTTACTGTTTTTATAGTTTGTTTCAAACGTGCTGTCCGGATAGCGCTGCCCACCGGACGCATAGCCAATACGGGCGACGATAAAATCCCAACCAGCGTTTTTGAACGTTTTAAATGCAGATAGACCTGGTTTTCCCTGCCAGTAGGATACATCAATTCCTGTCATTTTTGCTGTAGCCATTACTCGTTTTCCTTTCGTGGTTCGCTGTATTCTAAAGCCTGCTGGCTGTCGGCTACACCGGCGGTAGTCGGATCCTGCACAACGCCTATTGCTACCAACAGATTAACCAGAATGCCGATGATCTGCGTTACATTGTCCTCAGAAATCGGTGGAACAATACCGATCATGCCTAAAATCTGGTAGATAAATGTGATAATTGTTCCCAAAAACGCCAGCAGCCACGTCTTATTTTTTAGTCTTACCTTCCAGTTTACTTTCATTGTTTTTCTCCTTTCCACGTAAAAACCCTACCGATGTGGCAGGGTGAATTGATCTGTTTATTGATTTTTTTCTATTCGTGTGCTAATATAATGTCAAGAGGAAACCGTTGAAAACGGTCGCCAACTTTAGCTGTATGTAACCGCCAACTTTAGCACAGGAGGGCGGTTACTTATTTTTTACGGATACAATCAGAATCAGTATTGTTAATACGATCATTAACACTTCATAATCACTCATTGCATCACCCCCTTTCAAGGGGGCTAACCGCTTCCATGTTCTCTTGACCTGTCCATTATATCATATTTATTTCCCTGGTTCTATCCCGTTTTCATTCGTGTAGTACGGGTTTCTGATCGTTCTGACCGGTACCACAGGAAGATCCTTGCAGCGTTCTACCAGTTCGGTCATTGCCCCGTTTCCTCCCAGCGCGTGATAGGCATCATAGATTTCTTTCAGATCGTCGTATTCTTCTACGGTGATCTGGTTGGTGGTAACGTAAAACTCGCCAAACCGGCGAATCTTCTCCCTGCAGTTCACTTTTTCCGCTGTCATCACGCCCTGCATGTTTTTCAAAATGCGTGATAGCGTTTTCACTGCGTAGGCCGCAAGTCCTGCACAGGCTATCCCGATCAGATTGTCCAAAATCAGGTTGAAAATCTGTTCCATTGTTCCCCCTATTCGACTACGCTGAAATAGTGACCGACCAACGCGCTCGGCTTGTAAGCCAGTGTGTAGGTGTCGCCGTCTTTTCCGCCCTGCCGGTCACATATGTACAGCGTGCCAGATTCACTGTAGTATTTGCCCCATTCGTATTCAAACGATGTCAGCTGTTCCGGAACCGGAATCGGATCCTCGATGGTTCCGGCGTGTTCTGCGTTGATCGCCGTCCAGATCGATGCGGTGTAAATCGACGGCCTCCAGTTCTCTTGTGTCGTGTGTGGTGTTCCTGTTCGCCACAAAATTCCGTCACAGCGATACCGGTTCTGCCCGTCGTCGATCATTTTCTGTGTGATCTCGATACCGACCGCCCATTCCGGGTATAGCTCGATACCCTTTACTGCTGTCTGATCTGATGCGGTGAATCTTACATCTTTCAGATAACTTACCAGTTCTTCTTTGTTCATGCTCATGATGTCCTTCCTTTCTGATTACGCAAATAATAAAACGGTATACTCCTGTCCTCCGGTGTAGTAGAGTCCGGCTGCATCGCTTATAAACTCTGCAGTCGAAGCCGTTACGTTCATCGGATAGTCCCTTGTGTCTACGTCAGTAGCATACGATATGAATTGTAGCGCGGTCAGCGTAGAGGATCCGTCCCGACTTACGGCTACTGAAAAATATAGATTTTGCTGCGATCTTATTTCCATCATATCAGATAGTATCATCACCATTTTCGGCCTCACACCCAGCGAGTGATTTATTGTTTTTCTGTTTAATGTCGTGTTTGCTGATGGTGTAAAGGTCACTTTTTCAACTTGCGAGTATCCGACAAACGAGATGAAGTCCATGTACGAATCCGGAATAGCTCCGACGGTCACTTTACTCAGATACTTGCCGGCTGCCGGTGTGACAATCTGCTGACTGCCTGATGGTGTAACGGTTTTTTCTTCCGTCTGCACTGGATTCACGGTCAGCTCCGTATCGGTGTAAGCCGGGATCGTGACCGCTTCGCTTCCCGGTTCAATTATGGTTGACCCCCCCCCCCACGAATTTGCCGCAGGAAGAGCTTGAACTGCTTGCAAAATTTGCTGCAGGTCTGCGTTATTCGCCTGCAGATCCGTTTTATTACTCATTTTCACTTACCTCGCTTACAATCTCGTCTACAGTATCCTGCTTGATCGTTTCGCATAACTCATCGCTGATTCCATACGGGTTTTTAGGTCTGCTGTCGACGATTTCCTGCACACGGTCTTTGATTTCAGACGGTATATCATCGATGGTAATGTCTCCGGCGATGATTTTGTCTGCAAACTGCGGTGCTGCGGAAATTCCCGCTTCCTCCCGGTAATCTTCCGGAATTGCAGAATACTCAATGCTTCCAGATACCAGCTGATCTGCGTAGCCGCGTACTGTTTCAGCATGTGCTTTGATCTCGTTCATCAGCTGATTGTACTCTTCTTCCGTGACGGACGTCTGCCCTTCTACTGCTGGGAATGACTGCGTCCCAATCATTTTCAGTTTTCCTTCTTCTTCGACTTTGTAATAATAAATCATTTTCTACTTCTACCTCCTTTTTATGCAACGGCGATCCAGTGATACGTTGCTCCAATAAACATCTTTCGAGCGGTTAATTCTGCCGTCGTACTGTCCAGCCCTCTGTCTGTTCTTTCATAACCTGGAGAACCGCCATGATAATCTGTGTCTATGGAATAAATCAGGTTCTTCGGATCGACAAAGGCTTTAAAGAATAAGCAGTCGTAACCGTCACCGGTTTCTAAGCTGTACGCCATAAAGAAACGGGGTGTAGCGCCTATACCATGCTGTACAGTCACGGTTTTTAGGAACCCTGACTCTGTCGGCACAAACGATCCAGTAGTAACTTTCATCGGCGCTACATTCGCACTTCCATTTACACCAAAAATTTGTATGCCGGCAGCTATATTGACCGCGATTAAATCAGCGTCTCCTTGAACCGTCAGTTCTTTGTCCGTGTAGGCCGGAATGGTTATTGATTGCGTGCCCGGAACGATAGAAGTTTGTCCTGTCCAAGCGTTACTTTCTGGCAATTCTTCTACGTTGTTTTTTATTGTCTGCAGGTCTATGTTGTTCGCCTGCAGCTGTATTTTATTACTCATTCTGTTCCTCCTTATGCCATAGTAATTACTTTGTATTCTATGCCTGAAAAGTATTCGTTGGTAGAACCCAAATAAAACGAATTAGATGTAGGCTGCTTATCTCTTGTATTATTAAAACTACCTTCTACATTAAATCCGTAATTTGCGTATGGTGAATTTTCTACACATAAATAGGCGTATACAGTGCCTAATTTTTGTGTATTATCTATCATAGCATATTTTATATATGAATCCGGAAGGTTCCATTCTGTATATAAAAATATCAATTTTGGAACTTTACCTAAAGAATGATTTATTTTGGTTTCATACGCAGATGAATTAGAACTAAGTGTAAAAGTATCTTCTGTGTATTCAGTGCATCCGAAAAACTTTTCAATTATTCCAATACTTTCATTCACTTTGTATGTTCCTACGACTTTTTCTCCCTGTACCCACGCTTTATATCCTTCTAAGATCGTTTCCGCTGTCGCGTTGGCATCATCTCCGACTTTGCCGATCAGCGCGGTCATGATCTGATCTACCAGCGGAGTCTGCACCTGTACTTCTGCTGTCACATCTTCCCCGCCGCCGGGAAATTGATTAATAATCTGTCCCATACTCTACCTCCTACCCTAATCTCACAACGATAGGAATATCCGTTGTTGGTTTTTCACCATATGCTTTGATCGTCAGACTACTTTCTGCCTGTGCTGTTTTCCGCAGCATAGCTGTAACCGCTGATTGATATTGTTCGTCGGTTGCCGTATCGGCTACAGAAATCAGGCCATCACTATCTGCTGTGATCCCCTCTAATGTCAGATTATAGGTGTACGGTGCTGTTTCCCCTGTCCAACCAGTAGATAATAGGGTAGCCGTTAGGTAGGTAGCTCCTTGCCCTTCTATGGCCTCGTGCAGTTTTTCGTCTACGATGTCCATATTATTGTTTATCACAGAAATGTCCACGTTTTCGTTTCCTGCTGGTTTGGTCAGGTTGTAATATTGTGTTTGTGTTGCCATCTTATCACCTCGTTTGCAGTTCGTCCCATGTCGACGTTTTAGCCTGATCCCATGTCAGCGTTAACACGTCGTTCCATGTATTGTATGTAAATACATATTCAATCGGCAAATGTGCAGGTTTTGCATCTTCCAACGCCGCTTTCAGTCCTTCCAAGTCGTTTGGTATTCCTTTGTCTGTAAACGTGACAACGATCTTCCCATCTTGAAAATCAATTTCCGTTTTTCCATATTTCCAGCTGTCTGCAATGTTCTGTAGTGTTTCTACACTGGTATGTCCCGATGCGCGCCATTTTGCAATCAAACTATATCGTCGGTCATCGATGTCTGACTGATAAGGCGTGATCCCCGCTTCATTTTCATAGAACTTTAGCATTTCTTCTGAACAGGTGTCAAAGAACATGTCATCATTAATCTGTCGTCTTCGGCCGTCCAGATCGTCCAATTCCATGCCGAACGCGTCCAGAATGGCATTGACCATTGGACAGGTCAGATTGATTTTATTTACTTTTCGTTTTAATTCATCATTCCGCATAGGTGAATACCGCCGTTCCCAATACTGCCACACTACGCTCCGGCACGCTGATGTTTCCCGTACCGCTGTTAACCGTCAGTTGTTCGTAATCCAGTACCCCTTCCACGTCCAGTATGCAGCTTCCAATTTGAGCATAGGACACGTTCGCGTCAGTAAACGCAATGCTGGCCAGATACGTTTCTATAGAATCCTTTATTCCCTGTTCAATCGTTGTATGATCCCCATTTACCGTCAGTTTTGCGGTTATATTGATGTCCAAACCCGTTGCTGCAGATACATAGCAATGGGCGCCCATCGGTGCGACGCCTTCGCCTTTTCCTGATGATTCCGGATCAATGTATTCCTGCACCTGCTGCACCAACAATTCTGAAGCTGGTTTTTTGTCCGTATCGATGATGACAACGTCAACCGTGTTGTCTCCTTTTGCCAGCGGAAATACTTCTGCATCGCCAACGCCACTAACTTCCAGCGCCCACGTTTTGTACGCCGCCTTATTGCTGCTGCCTGGCGGATTTCTCAGTATTAACAAATACCGTTCTCGTAGCGCTTCGTCTGTTTCTGCGTCATATCCGTCGTGTGTAGGTTCAGCGTTTGTGCACGCATTTATCCCAGCGATCGTTACTGGCATCTGCGTGATGCTGCCGGCACCAACCATACCTGTGTTTCCAGACACCAGTGCAGTTACCGGTACCTCGCCGGTATTTACAATCTGCACGGTTTCATCTGCTGCAAACTGTACACCATTCGGGGTTTCAAAAATATCCCCTTGGCTTACGGTTCCGGTTCCCGTCACGGTAACAGTTCCTTTGGCGTAGGTGGCTGCCCGCCGACTTACGCCTTTTCGCTGGCTGACGAATCGTTCCAGTTCGTCCCCGGTCAGATTTTCGATGTCGAATTTTGCGTCTACTGCAGCCAGATCCGTGTCCATTTCGTCCATAACCTGTCCTACGGATTCCGTCAAATCATAAATCAAATACCCCGGTGTTTTTTCATATTCATTTGAGATCCGGTCGCGAATTTCCTGTCCGTTTTCAGACACTGGTTTCCACCTCCACCTCTGTTTTGTCTGTCATTACTACTGTTAACGATATCGTCAGCTTATCGCCTTCTTTTTTAAACTGAAAATCTTCTATGCTTTCAATTGCCCGATTGTCCAGTGCTTTTTCTTCGACTTCGCGTTTGATTTCACTGGCGACGAACGCGGTATCTTTGTATCCGATGTAGTTTTCGATGTATGTACCAAAATCCGTTCCATCATATACGTCAAATTTATCCGCGGCAGTTTTGACCAAGAATCCGACCCATTGCCTTACCGCCTCTTTCTGGGTGCATTCAATGATCTTGCCGTCTCTCACGACGTAGCGACCACGATCGAAATCATACAGCGGCGTTCGCCCGATTTTCGTCGACTGCATGGCGACCAGATTTTCTTCTTCTGTTTCAAAATCATAATTTACTTCGGGAAACATGTCATTCCTCCAGTAGATCGATCAGCGCCATTGTTGACACGCCATCAATCGGCGCAATCAATACTCGCTGACCTTTTTTCGGTACGTCCTTGCGTTTTGCCGTAATCGTCGTTCCATCTGGCCTTTCAAACGTAATGTTTTCACTGTATTCGGAAAATGTTCTGCTTAAAAACAGATTATCTCCGGCGTAATACATTGCTTCGCCGCCCAGGACGGATACCGTTACCGGCGACAAGTTTTCCAATGTGCCAATGTAGAACGACGCGTCGCTTATAGCCTGTGCTCTTGCTTTTCTTTCTCCATTTTTGATCCTGTTCGCAATTTCATACTCCCACATTAATAATTCTCCATTTCGCAGTTCATCATATGTAGTCCCTTGTTTAGCGTGTGTGTGCAGCTTTTGCATTTGTACCAGCCTTTTATCCCGACCTCTGGACGGTCAAAGTAGACCATACGTGATGCCCTTACCACATTGTTCCCGACCATTTCCGCCGTAAACGATACGATGACCTTATTTAGGCTGGCCAGCTTATTCTTCGCAATGTTTCTCGCTTTCGCTTCATTTATATCATCTTGTGTTTCTACCTCAGTCAATAGTCCGTATTTTGCAATCGATGTGTCTGACTTTGCCGTCGCTTTGATCTGCGTCTTTTTTTCGTCAGTTCCAGCAACGATCACTTTATTTCGCAGATCCTCGATCGATCTGGTCCCGGTAATATTGCACGATTTCGTGCAGGACAGAATCCTGCCCGTTTTGTCTTCATACGTCGGTTTTACTTTGATGTACCCGTCCTGTATGATGTTTAGTTTCCCTTTGGACATCTCCATGCGGTATCCTTTTCCGGTTTCATTCTTAACTTTTTTCAGGATATCTGTCAGCACATCTGCCACAATTTCGTCTTTATAGGTCTTATTGATCAGCGTGGCCAGATTTGGCATTGTGCCAATAGGCACATCATAACGGTCGCACAATTTTCGGATTGCCTTCGACGCAGAAATTTTATTAAACTGAATAACGGTTTCTGATTTGTTCAGGTAATAGGCGTAATCATATCCGCTGTAAGTTCCTCCTTCCAGCGGCACGGACGTAATCATGCCGCGTAAGAGTTCCTTTCCGTTATTCGTGATCAGTATCGTATCCCCGTTATATAGCCTGCCTTTGAATTGTTCGTCAAAATAGCTGTGCGGAAGATCAAAGCTAAATTCCATTCCCAGCGAATCAACGGAATCTGACCAGGTTAGATTTCCGATTGCTTTTGAAATGTTTGTTCGTTTTCCGTTTCGAATTTGGTAAATTTGATAATTCATTTAATACACCAGTCTGTACTGCTCAAATTCCATGCTATAAGAGTAATCTCCATTCTTGTTTATTCCGCTGATTTCAAACGTCTCCAGCGCACATAGCCGATTGAATACCTCAGTTCCGTCGTTGCGGGTTATAACGATCCGCATGGTTTTCCGGTTTTTTCTGGAATTGCGAAACAGTCTTACATATTGCATCGGGTCTTCATAGGCGTCCGGTTCCATGTATTCCTGTCTTCCGTTTGGAAAAATACTGGAAATGCTGACTTTTGCCAGCGGCTCTGCACCCATGACTTTGATCTGGCTGTATTTCACGGCATCTTTGTTCTCGTTTGGACTATCCCCGTACGATATTGTCAGCATCTCCGTCGTTACATAGGGCAACACGACGATCGTTTTATTGTTGTCTATTCCGATAGTAATCTTCATGCGCCCTCCTTAGCAGTTTCCTAACGCAGATATGATTCTGTTTGCAATGTATTTCCCGGATTTTTCCATGTATTCTTCGTTTCCAATCATGTTCCCCTGAACAGTATAGTTCACCGTAATGGTCGTGCCTCCTCCCATCTTCGGTACTTGATCATGAGGGATAATCTGCGTACCCGACGGAAAAATCGCCGCTTCAGAACGGCCTCTTTCAGAGAACCCGGTTAAACCGCCTTTAAAATATGCCGTTCCTGTGGCATGTCCAGCTACGCTGTTTGCTATACTTCTTGCGCTGTTTGCGCCTTTTCCCGTCGCTTTGTTGATTTTTTCCGCGTCGCCGGCAAGGCCGAATAGTTCTTTGAACTTATCTATTGCCGTACCGATCCAGCCGACCACCGTCTGGATCACGCCGACGATCCCGAAAATTGCATCACGAAAAACGCCGATTGGCCCTCTGGCATTCATGAACCATTTTTTCGCTTTTTCGATCCATTTTCCTAATTTTTTCCAGTTTTTAATCAGCCAAAGCACGACTGCGACGACGGCGGCGATGGCTAATCGGATTAACAGCACTTTCGGATCTAAACCAGTAAACGCTTTTCCTAATACGTCGACCACTGTTTTAACCTGATCGAACGCATTTTTTAAAACGCTGATTCCTTTTAGCACAAGCATTGCCTTTAATAGATTTTTTGCAACGGGAATCAGCCAATCCGCATTATCTTTCAACCATTTGATCGCGTCGGCTGCTGTGTTGCAGGCTTTTGAAAATACATTTCCTACCTTTTCAGCGATCCGATCTATCGTCCCGTCTTGCTGCCACTTGTCCAGCGTTTCTGCCAACTTAATCATTTTTTCGCGGATAATGTCGAATGCACTTCCTGCTCGAACAGTTCCGTCTGATTGCATGCCCATTACGTTGGCAAGCGCACTTTTTACCGTTCCGGTTACTGTGGACCATGCGCCTTTTAGGGTTTGCGCTTGTTTGGCTGCACCTCCGGCGAATTTGTCTTCCATCAGTGCGAGCATTGCCTGGTTAAATTTTTTCTGATTGGTGATCTGGCCTTTATTGTTTACGATCTGTTCGTTCGTGAACATTTTTTCGGCCTTTTCTTGGATTTGTCGCTTTGTAATGCCGAACTCTTTTAGGCGCTCCAATTCTCCGGTCTGCGCGTCAATTAATGCTTCGACGGCCTGATCGAACGATTTGTTTGTCGCGCCCGCCATATCCCCGGTATAGGTCAGCCATTTTTTTGCTGACATGCCCATCGATTCAAACTTTGCCGCACCTTCTACGACTTCGCCGCCTTCGAATGGCGTTTTGTTGGCGTAGTTCATTGCGTAGGTCATGATTTTCGCCGCTTTTTGCGTGTCTTTCGTGGCAGTTTCCAACTGTGCGCGGTAGCCTTCCATGTCGAACGCTTCAGAAAAACCTGTTTTCACTGCCGCCGCACCTAATAGCCCCAATCCTGCCGCTGCGCGTTTTGCCGCTTTGGTCAGTTTTTTATCCATAGACGTCGCAAATCGTTTAATTCGCGCATCGGCGATTTTCACCTGATTCTGAACCTTTTTCGTTTCGTTTGAAACATTGCGAAGCGGCTTCGAAATTTCATCTTTCAGTTTTAAAATGACGGCTAACTTTCTACTTGCCAACTTCGCTCACCTCTTCAGCATATTTTTCCATCGCAGCGATATAGAACATTTTTTCAATCATACCTAAACCGAAAAGTTCATCTAAAGAATGGCCGCGCAGGAGATAAAACGCAATCATCTGCGCTTCTCCGTCGCGGCCCATCAGTTTTTTATGTCTTCGACTGTATCGGCTAATCCATACATGTCTAAAATCCGGTTGCAAATCCGATTCATCTCGCCCAGATCGTCGTCCAGAACCTTCATAACAATTTCTGTCGGCTCTTTGCAATCATAGGCTTCCTGTAACTCCTTGTCGTGAAACAATGGAACAGAGGCGTAGATCAATTCTGCGTTCAGTTCCATATTCGCACGAAGGGAATCTTCTTCTGTCATATCCATGATATCCGCGATTCTGGTTATCGGCAGCTTCTTGATCATCAGCGTTTCGCCGATCGCTTTGCAATCGTACTCAATATATTTTATTTCATTCGCTTTTTTCGCCTGTGCTCTTGCGATCAAAGACTCTTTTGTTGCTTTCTTCATTTTTTCGCCCATTTTACACCGCCATATCTAACATCTCGAAGTCCGCAAACTTAAATGGTACTTCTTCCTCTCCGATGGTTTTCTCTTCAAATTTTAGGATCGTCGCCTCGTCGAAGGTTACCTCATTCATCTGTACACGTTCTGCTCCGATTCCGGCTGGATCATCAATCATTCCTACTACGACGATTTCTGGGAAACGTCCCGCTTTCAGGTCCGCCAGCAGCATCTGCATAATCGACGAATCGACTTTGTGAAACGTCATCGTTCCTTCTCCGGCGTAACCCATATACTTCTGGTGTGTTCCTGTGTCCTCCGCGATGTTCACCTCTTCAAAGGTGAATGTTAACTTCGCTTCAAAACTTTTTATGTTAGCGAATTTTTCGCCGTTAATGAACACCCGTCCGAATGTCCCGTTGAATACCTGATTGGCGTTTGGTTTTTTCTTCATGTTTTCCTCCTTAGTTCATATATACGTTGAACTGCAGATCTTCGATGGCATCGGAAAATCTGACATTTGCTTGCAGGTAAACATAGGTTTTGTACGGGTTCTTTTTTACCGTTTCGGTGTCCCAGTCCATCGCTTCGGTTTTTCCTGCTGAGATCCACGCCTTCCGCTGCGTTTCCACATCGATCTCTGCCAGATTATTAAAATCCCGGCTTAACACATCTTCAATTTCGAGCTGCCGGAAATAGGTATTTACCGCGGCCATGAAAACCGTCTGGTTGTCCACTGTGTTTTTGTATTTTCCGATATAGCTTTCCTTGAACGACGTAATGATGTCCTCTTTCATCAGATCCATGCCTTCGACGATCGTGATCTTTTTTAAATCCTCGTTTTCTACAGTAGTGGCGGAATTCACGCCTCTTGCTACGCGAACGGTCCCATAGTCGTTAAATAGGACAAATTCGCCGTCATCTACTGCAGAGCCTGCGTCTGCTACATCAACAACGGATTCCAGATCGTTAAAAATGTAGTACGTGCTGCTGCGATCCAGCGGTAATGCAGCTAACATTCCGGCAATTCTGCCCAGGTATTTGTATCCGTCGATTTCTGCCGCGTCATCTTTTCGTTTTACTTTTGTGTTTGTGAAATTGACGACATGCGGATCATCTGCCGGCTGGTTATACACGACGGCTTTGATTGGCACGGCTGCCGGTTTCGCGTTTCGCGATTCGACATAGGTCGGTACTGCCGTCTGCGTCTGCCCGATATATGCCAACCAATTAAACTTCAACGTATCTAACGTAGCTTCAATGTCCGTAAACGCTTTACTGTCAGGAATCCTTACCACATATACCTTTGTTGGCCCGTCAGTGAACGCGTCTTCGATTGCTGCGTAGTTTTCCGCCGTATAGTCTGTCGACAGTACCTCGCTCAGTGCGCTGTATTCCGATACGGCTGTTTCCTTTGTGGTATCATCAACGACCAGGCAGACGATCCCTCGTTCACTTCGTGTGATTGCTGTCTTTGCCTTCGTTAAAAACTCCACGGTAATATTTGGTAAACCCATAGATTATTCCTCCTTGATGACCAGTTCTTCCATGTCTGGTCCGGTTTCTTCGATGTATTGCCACATTTCATAATCGAATTGCAAAATCAATACGTCATCGTTTTCCGTGAACTGCAGTTCATTGATGGGGATCACAAAATCCTCTTCAACGGTCAACGTGTCCGCAAATGCCTCCCGCAGTTTTTCCTGCACATTAAAAAACTCCAGACGATTGTTGTATCTGTCTGGAGGGAAGTAGTCGATATAGATCGTCCCTGACTCGTGTTTGAAATTTTTTGGCCCGTCCATGATCGGCGCAGGATATTCCACATAAAAACTCCCAGGTTTAACCGCCTTATCCTTGTCTGTCGATACGACCGATTTATCCGGAAATGTGCTTTTTAGTACGGTATTTATCGCTTTAACGACGTCTTTTGTGGTAATCATTCTCCCAGCTCCTCTAAAATGAAATCCACCAGGTCATTATTGATATCGTCCAGATATTCTGGTTCAAACGCTTTTCCTGCATGTTCGATGATATGATAGCCGGTGACGTAGCCAACCATTTTCCCTGCATGTGTCAACATACGATGCCCGTATTCCAATAGGTGTGTATGCGGTGAACTGTTATAGACCCTGATATTGTAGTCAGCATCGCCCCATTTATAGATCTTCCGGCCGACTTGAAACCCGCTCAGATAGTTTCCCGTCTTTCGGTTAACCGTTCTTCGTGCGCGTGCGCGCATCTGTTTACGCAGTTTTCGGCCTTCTTCCTTCATGAATTTTTTTGTTTCTTTGGGGAATGCTTTGATCGCGTCATTGATATCGTCTGCAAATTTAATCAGATCATCTGCCATCAGATCACCTCCTGTACGTAAATCGTTGCATACACTGATGTTCGATTTGGCGGCAAAATGTAGTCGATTTCAAACCGGTGCACCCGTTTGTTTCGATCCTCCCACAGTAAATAACAGTCCGTTTCGATATCCGCGACCACTTCCGCGCGTACAGTGATGGTATGTGTCGTTTTTGACAGCATTGTGTCCGCAGGGCGCCCGGTCATCAGCGATCCAGTTCGCGGCTGCACATTCGCCCATACTTTTTTTAACAATGTTGGTTGCGGCTGATCCTCATTTAGTTCGCTGGTTATCAGTGTGTCCTGATAGATGCTGATTCTACTGTCCAGCTGCCCGATGTTCATTGCGTCACCTCTTCATATTCCGTAGATATGGCAATGTGGTTCAGAATGGACTGTACATGTGTGGCTAACGGCAACTCCTTTAACTGTTCCGTGGTCGTTGTTCCTCGGTGATCGTACCAATCAGCAGTGATCATTCTGACCGCCTGCAGATATAGGGCAGATTCTCCGGTAAAGGCTTTCCCCGTTTCATTTTCGCACCGCTCGATCACAGCTTCGATAATAGATTCGAGGACGGCGCTATCGTCGTCCTCGATCTTCAAATAGTCTTTAATGCTGTCCAGAATCTTCCGTTCCATTCTGAACCTCCTTTTTATGCCGATGCTCTCTCAAATCTTACGACAGCGTTCTTGTCGACTAACTTTCCGTCGGCCAACGCCATCGCCCTGTACACCGTACTGCCGCTTCTGAACCCGACAGATGTGTCACGGGCAACTTCCGGCGCTTTGGCAAAATTTAGCTTGTATTCCTTCAGATCGCCGAAGAATACGTTATCTGTTGAATCGATGGTTGCGTTGTCGTCAATGATGACCGGATAGCCTAATATATTGAATTTTCCTGGCGCCTGCATGTCCGCGACGACGACTTTGTCCCCTGTAGTCGTGGTCATGCCCATAACCTCGTTATAGAATACGGTTCGCGACATAACGAACGACGCATTTCGCGCGTACTTTGTCGGAAGGGTTGCGATGATCTTCATCAGGTCTTTTAGAGTCATGCCTGCTTTGGTGAATGTCCCGGATTCAGTATCAATCGTGGTTGCGATGCCGGTTGCCTGGCTGCTTCCGGTCCCGGACAGGATTGCTTTGTCTAACGCGACGTCGATTTTATTTGCCAGCCGTGCCACAAGCCAGTTTTCAAACGCGTCGATAGCCATCGCCTCTACGTCAGCTGTGATTTCTACCGTTTTGATCAGCTTGTACGCACTTAGCGTTACCGATGTCAGCGTATCAGCAGAATCCGTTGCCGCCGTGCCCATTGCTGTCCACGATGCGTCGTTTACCGTTCCCTCTACCGGGAAGGAGATATTGCTCGGAATGTAGGAAACATCAATGGCGTTTAACAGTGGATTCAGTTCCAGACGGCCTACGATCATATTCATCGTCTGCGTCGGGATTGCCGCACTTGCTGTTATTGCCGCTCTTTCCTCTGCATCGAGCGGTTTCCCCTGTAGATTTTTCAGCCACGCCCTTCTGTATTCTGGTGTATCTACAGCAAACGTCCGTTCTTCTTCCTTTCCGTTTCCGAACCGTCTGGTTACTCTGCCCTCTCTCATAGCTGCGTCAAGAATGGCCTGTCTTTTTTCTGCGGTCTCTGCTTTTTTCTTCAGCTCATCATATTCATCAGCTAACTTTCTGCTTTCTTCCTGCAGCGCGTCCAGATCCGCTTCCGGTTTATCTACTTCTTCTCTTATTTCGGCCAGTCTTTTTTCGATTTCTTTCATTCTTTCGTTCATTACCTTACCTCCGTTAAAATTTTGATGATTTGCCTTTGTCTCGCGGCGAACTCCTGCCGTTCCGTTTCGATCACTCCGTCGATCCAGCTTCGAGACGATATATCGGTTGACGGGTTAGCCGGTAAATCCACCGCACTAACGTCGTAGACCTTCTTGATTTTTTTGATGGTTCTTGTTCTGGTGTCACGGTTGTAGCTATCCTCTTCAACGGTGAATCCCCATGACATCTGATAGATCAGTCCACTATTGATTTCCTCCCATAGCTTTCGGGCTTCTTCTGTCAGGCTTAAATCGCAGGCAATAAAAAGACCCTTTTCCTGGGCTTCCAGGATCAGGGTCGGTTTCTTTCCTTGTTTCATTTTTGTTCGGGCGAATACTTTTCCCATGTGATTGTATTGGAACAGCACATCGCTCATATCTGCGCCGGCAAGCGCATTTCGATCAATCACCTCTTTGTATTTTCGGCCTTCATATTCCCATAATACATATGGTTCATTGAATGTCGTGGCATAACCCTCCACGTAGTAATCTGAATCAATTCGTTTCTCCTTCACTGGAAGGATCACCGGCATTGTTCGGTACTCCCTCTCCTGACTTTTTGGCATTTTTTTCTCCTTCCTGATATGGATTTTGCGCTTCTAACCCTTGCGCTTCATTCAGCTTGTCCAGTTCTGCGTATTCTTTCCGGATGTAGAATTTATCTCCGTCTTCTACCGGTGGCATGTTAAACACTTCCAGACCTTGGTTTTTCGTCATCATTCCCCGGTCAAATAACTGCGTAACCACGTTGATTTTTGTTTCATTTGACGCATATTCCAGCCGGTTCGAACTTAACACCACTTTGTTTCCATATGCCAACTCTCTCAGTGTGTATAGCATTGTCGTAATGACTTCGGATACCTGAATAGCAAACGGCTCCACTTTCCCTTCGTAGTAGGCGTTCCATTGCCCTTCGTCGAATGTGTTCATTAAAACCGCCTCATTTGTTCCGAAATAGCTATAGACATTGTTCTTGATCTGCTGCATTTGTTTATCGTCGATGTATGCCGGATTTGATGTAATCTGTTTGACGTCGCGGAATTTTTCGTCGAACATCATTACGCCCGTGTCGTTGTTCTGCAAATTCGTTTCAGCAAACGTCTTCCGTGCCTCTTCAATGTCCTTCTTTTTGAATACTCCCGCTAACGTTGCCATAAATCGAATCGCGGCATTGCTTTTTACGCCTTCAACGATGCCCTGGTCCTGCGTGTCGATCATACGGATCGTTGGATACATCGGTTTATTTCCCGATCCGAACAGATCGTCGTTGTATTGAAACTTTGTTAATGTGCCGACATATTTCGACTCTACCATTGCCGTTTTCCCGGTCGGAAACAGGAATTGAATATATTCCTCACCACGGTACTCTTTTACCGTCACATTCGCCGGTTTGACTGGAAATAAACCGCGAATCCGCATGTCTGCAGAATCTAAAATCGGTACGATAAACGCTGTCGTATCGTTTTCTAAAATTGTGGCCAGCCGATATAAAAACTGCGATGTGGTCTGCCAGGGGTTTGGCCTTACGGACAAAATGTTTTTCAGTCCCTTATCATTGCCCATGACCTCCACTTTCAGTTTGCTACAGTGATTTGCGAATGTGTGAATTGATGCCCTGCAAAGCAGCGCTTCATAGATTCCACCGTTAAACGTGGTAAACTGCGGTTGGTAGGCAGTTAGCGTGTTAAAATAGCTCGCTGTAGCTTTATTTACTGCGTACTTTGAAAATATTTTTTCGAATAATCCGATCTTACTCACCTTCTTCCGGTTCGTTTAAGTTGATGTATCTGTCTTTATAATCCTGCAACACTTTATACGCGCAAATTAGGGCGATAGTTCCGTCGATTCGCTGCGTTGGATCCTCTGTTTTTACGGGTTGAATGTTGCCATTGACGTCGGTTTTCACCGCAGTATTGATCAGGCACCACTTGTCTATGGGGTTGTTGTTATAGACGATGTTCTTTTCTCGAAATTCTGCTTTCAGATCCTTCATTGGCGTAGACAAGGTTTTCACCCCCTGCCGAATTGGGATCATGCTGCTTTCTCCGAATTCTGTTTTGAACTCCCGTAGCAGCGTATCATCAATGTGCCACGGGTCGTACCCGATGTACAGGATATATAAATCCTCTTCATCACGAAGTTCCTTAAACCATTCTAAAAAAATGCGTTTGTCACATTTCTGTCCTGGACAGGTTCGCATATATCCCTGATTTATCCACAATGAATATGGCACCCGGTCACGTTCCTGACGGTTTCCCATTTTTTCGGCCTGCTGCAGCACGCTTTCTGGGATCCAATACATGGATTTCACGTAAATATGCGGATCATCTGGCCGCATACAAATCACCTTGGCGGCATTCAAGTCGATGCTGTCCGCCGCATCGAATCCACCTATTGCGTAATCGAATCTGATATCGAATTTCTCCTCATTATTCAGTTCTTCATAGCGTAACCACGCCGCTTCATTCGTCTGCGGGATATTGAAATCTTTCACAATGACCGTCGGTTTAAACGGCGGATCATCTTTGGCCTTTTGTACCATCTCTTCCAGAAACGACTCTTTTTTGATCGTTCCCAGTCCCGGGTTGGCTTTGATCCAGTTTTTCCGATCCCACATCTCATTTACGTCGTCCAATTCGTAAATGAACGGCAAGAATCGCTTATTCTTCACTTCCCCGGTCAAAACTTTGTAGGCGTATTCATACTGCGCATCAAAAATCCCATGCCGCACGAATCCATTTGTCGTAATACAAAAAAGGAGCGGTTGTTTTCTCGCTCCCATTGATTGTTTCATCAGGTCATAGATATCTCTGTTAGTAATTGCCGCCAGTTCGTCAATGATCACTCCGTGTGCGTCTAAAGAGTCCAGGCTTTTTACGTTACTTGCCATCGCTTTTATGGTCCCCATGTTGTAATGGCAGTAAAGATCTGATGCTCTCTTTCGTAGATGCTGACTGATCTCTTTCGATTGGACGCGCATATTATTTGCTGCCGTGAAACCCTTCATCGCCTGTTCATATTTTGTGGCGATATTATAGATTTCTGGCGCGCCTTCTCCGTCGTTCATCAATAGATCCAGCTCGACGGCGGCGCATTCCGTTGTTTTTCCGTTTTTCCGGCCTTCTACGATCATGACTTCGTTGTACTGCCGGAGGTCGTTATCATCGACGAAACCGAATATGGTTTGCAGTCTTGCCTTTTGGAATAGTTCCAGTCTCAACGGTGCCCCGACGTCTCCTGCCGGGACCTTACAGAATCGTTCGATAAACTCAATGTGCCGGCTGGCCAGCTCCGCGTCAAAATGATATTCGCCCGGGCAGGCATAATCCTCAAGAATCCTGTCTGCGATCCTCTTCATCTTTTCGCATGACCAGATTTCCCCGTCGGCAACTGCGGTAAAATATTGTTCCATCTCGATCATTTTTTTCTACCCATAACGAATGTCATGAATTCGTCGCTGTACTGGCCCGTTTCTGGCAGTAATTCGATTAGCTGCTTCATTGCCGCGGAGTAATTTTTAAACATGGTATTATAGCTGCGTATCGCTGGATTATCCATTTTCACTTTAAATCCGTTTCCGTTTACGCCTTCAATCACTGCGCCTTCTTCGGTGATCTTCTCCTGCAGCTCGTTTAAGGTTACGTCCATAAACGCCGCTTTTTTGCATAGCCTGTCAGCAATTTCCATGCGATCTTTGTCCAAATTTTTAAAAAAACGACGCATTTTTCGATACGTCGCCAAAATCAATTCATCTTTTGTTTTTTCTGGTTTATTTTGCATAGTTATAAATATGCTCCCTTTCTATTTTGCATAGTTATAAATATGTACCCCCTCCCCCTGCGCACGTCATCGGTGATAAATGTGGTCCGGCATGCGGTGTAGGATAGTCGACGCCAATTTGTATAATAGGGGGGATTAATGAATATTTATTCACTCTTTGGTATCGGCTGCCCCTCTTCATCGAATATACACGACGTCCGTTTATCGTTTATGAAGTGTCCTTCTTCCCGGTCGTGGCATGCCTTGCACTCGAACCGAAAGTTTTCCTCGTTGAGACTTATTTCCGGATCAATGATGTTTTCTTCCGTGAGGTTCTTGATATGGTGCACGATGTAGCCCGGTCTTTTGCGGCATACTTCGCACATACCCCCATCGATCATGATGCGCCGGTCAATGTATGCACTCCTCGCCGCCCTCCATTTTGCAGAGTGATAGAATTTTTTTGCAAACTGTTTCGCCATGTGTTTTTATGGGGCGCCGCATGCACAGCGCCCAGAGTATAGAGGAATGTGGACGGCAACAAACATCTTGTACAGGAGAGTGCCTCCCATCTTTTTTTACATTTTTTCATTCGTCCACACTATCATTATACGCTCTCTTTTTGTCGCATTTAGTCTCCTCTTTCAACTCGCTGCGGATTTCCCGAAGTGCCCAGCCGTGCAGTTTATATATGTGCTTGATCGAATAATGCATGTTCACAGCGATCTCTTCCCAAGTAGCGCCCTTTATGTACCGCATGTGTAATAGTTTTCTGTATCGGTTGTTTTCCATTCCGGCGATAAGTCTGCTGACCCTGTGCATTGCTTCCAGGGCTTCTGTTCTTTTTCTCATGATGTCTATTCGAATGTCCGCGGCTTTTGCGGCCAGTTCGGCCATTCGATCTTTTTTCCCCGATGTTTGTACGCGATCACCTTCTGTACTTACCGTGATTCCCATCGCCATGTTCTCCAGTTCTTCCGCTTCGGTCTCCAGATTCTCTATATCCGTTACTGCCCTCCGGTACTGGCTCAGAAATTCTTTCGGTTCCACTTCTTCCTCCTTTCGCGTATGCTAATTACGCCTATATCCATAGGCTTTCTTGTTCCTCCTCATATGTCGTTTTATAGTATTCGCTGTCGCTTATCTTTTGCCCTGGCCATCGTTTTATCTTTCGCGGTTCGTCTATTGCCACCATGATGTATTCCAAATGTTCCAGTCCGGTTACTGGGTGCTCATACCGCCTGCAGTGGTCTTGATCAATATAATAGCCTTTGATCGGCTCCGGATCTTCCCATAGTTTCGATTCATCGACATACCGCTTTGTGACGATCGGAGTAATTAGATTTGCGCTACGAGAATAGCGTTTTTTCTGTACGCTGCCTTCTTCCCGAATCGTTTTCGTCGTTTCTTTGATCAGATACGCGGCCAGATCAGCATAGTTTCCCGTGTTATCTAACACCGAATATTTGACAAATCCTTTTTTCCAGGTTTCCTCAATTAACGCAATGTCACAATCGCCAATAATGATATGGTGGTGGATTCTGGTGTGCTTATATTCTGTTACGGCTATGTACTTCAGATCTTTTCCGTTTTTTTTCAACTTCCGCCGCAGAGCCTTTAAAAAATTTTCACGGTCTTTTTTCGCCTGCAGCTGATCTGGCGCATCTTTGTATGTCAGCACGATATGTAAATCTCCACCGGTGAAATTTGCATTCAGCAATCGCATTAATTTTTTTACGGCGATGCGATCGTTATTCTTTTGCACTTTTTCTGGTGTGATGTTTATTTTAGGTGAACGCTTCGACCGATGGTTTCCTGATGTGATTTTTATCGTTCGATCTATGGTTCTTCCTGCTATGCACGTTTCCTGAATAACCTTCATCTTTTGTCCCTGATAATAATACTCTAAGCGAGAAGGTAAGGGAGACTTCCACTCCCTTTGTGCCTATGGCTATGCCTGGGACTTGTCCCAGGCAGATTACTTTCTATATATATAATGTTTAAATTTCTTCTAACGCACCCCTCAGCGTTTTCGCTTCGCCGTCGGTCAACGTGATTCCTTTGCTGCATTTCAAATGATCACTGCTCCATGCACGCAAATCCAGCTTTTCCTCGCCGTTGTTCCATTTTACTCGATTCAGTTCCAGGTACCACTCTCCCCTTTGGCTGATTGTTGCGATATGTTCTGTTATTTTGTATTCAATCATCTCTCTACCTCTTTCTCATTCTTTTCTTTTGTTTAATGCTCTAATCGCATAATTTCTTTGACTCGTTCGTCAAGCACGATCACGCGCATTCCGTTTCCAAGGCGTGTTTCGATATTTTGTTCCATTTTTTGCATATCTTCTTTTCGGAGAATTTGTGCCATTATAATGATTAAAACCCCGTTGCCTTCTAACCCTCGAACCTCTTTTACGGGGATTTCTGTGCCGTCCGTACACCGAAAAAATATTTCTCCTTTCATCGCTACACCTCTTCCAACCAATACCTTTTTCGACACGGATAGCACGTTTTATCTTCCTCAAAACACTTTATATCAGAATCCAACTCACATGGATTGAACGCTAAAACGCCGTCTTTTAAGGCTGCTTTCGGATACAGCTTTAAAAATTCACTCTGTCTTGTCTTTATAGGGTGTTTCTTTGACCAATTCTCAATGATCTCAACGGCCTTTTCCGGATAGTATCTTTCAAGTATTGAGCAGGCTAAACCTTTCTCGTTTTTTCATATGATAAAGGGCATTTATAACATTTAATAGTGCACTCTTTTGTCATTCTTTGTTTTTCCTTAAAAAATGTAACCGCGTCCATAGCACCCTCCTTATTCCCAATTAAAATCATCGAATTCTAAAACTTGATAATCACTATTTATTGCACATTCTACATCTGCAAACATTCCCTCATCAAAACAGTAAACGGTTTTTTCCTTGTAGGTTCTCCAAAATATTATTTGATTATATAATACTCCACTATTCCATGTTCTCCCTGCATCATGTAAAAAATCACAGAAGATTTTAGCTTTTTCTTCGGTATTACAGTGCATTACATAATTTTCTTGATAATCCTCTAACCGAAAATTTGGCTTTGCTTGTTTTACCTCCTTCTCCCAATAATTCTCTACCATTTGCTCAACACGAAAAACTGGAATCAGTTTACTTCCATTCGTATATACTTCTTTTGAATCCAAAAAGCTGTAGTCTTCTAAAAATTCCCTCCAACTTTCTGGGAAATTCATTTGTTCTCCACTCATTACTTTTCCTCCAATAGTTTTAAAGACTTTACAACTTTTTTATGTAATTTTTCAAACATCATGTCAGCTTGTTTATCTGTTACAATTCGTTGGAATAATAACAAACCTATACTTTTTCTTAAAGATTCATACAAATCTGCGCATTCCAACGTATACCCTTGTTCGTTGGCCTGTTTTTCCAGACTATCACACCATGTACCATAGCTAAAATCTATACCTTTCATCTTTATTCTCCTTTTATTGGTTCTGTTTACTCCTGTTATAAATTACAATCATAGAAGGAAAAGGCGCGGGACCACTGGTGTTTCCTTCTTCGTCTATGAAGCGAAGCCGTCCACGAATGAAGCGAATTTCTGCTTTCCCGTATATGTAATCGTGAAAATAGGTCGTATCTGTTCGAGCAGGAATAAGCAGTACAATAGCATAATTCATCTTTCTTCGGAGATAAAGGTACTCTATTCATTTTCAACAGTCTCCTTTGTCACCTTTTCGGTTTTATTTTCTTCTCCCTCCAATTCAAACAATGCTTTCACCTTTTTCGATTTCTGGAATAAATATCTCTTCCGGTTTGATGTTCCACACCGCCGCAATATGTTTCATCATATCGACAGCTTCGGCGCGTTTCTTTTCGCCCCCGTCAAGGTAAGATTTCAAGATTTCCGATTTCAGAACGCAAATCGGGCGAACGCCGATGTTCCCGAAGGAAGCATTGTTGCTGTTCAGCGTGCCGTCGGAATAGACGTTGCGGACGAAATTGTTTTTCGAACTGTCCGGTGTAGCTGTCCACCACCAAGTGCCCGTAAGACCCGGAATGTTGCCGCGAAGAAGCCTGTATTCGTCGCACGTGATAAGCCCGACGCGGACGCGATCGCCGCCGTAGTCCTTCAAGCCGTCGTCGGCGGTCAAGTCTATGTTGAAATACTCGAACATTGCTTCAGGTGCGCCCGCCTCGATCAGCTTTTGCAGGAATTCGCCGTTCAAGAACTCGCGAATATCGGACTCGGCGAAATTATTTCGATTCTTCGCGGCAAAAGCGCCGTTTCCGATACACTCCGAAGCAATGCACTTCACCCAGCTTTCGGCGGTCTGAATGATCGTGAATTTAACTCCGCCGACTGTAATTTCCTGTTTTGGTCTAAATGGATTTTCCATTTCTTCTTCTCCTTTAAAGCACTGAATTTCAATTTTGTCAAAAACGTTTACTTCATCAGATTTAAATGGAAATTGCTCACAATGCGGACATAAGATCGTTTCTCTTTGTTCTTCTTCTGACAATTCATATCCTGTCCAATTTCTATACGTTGAAATGTAAACAGCATCACAGCACTCAATCTCTCCTATGTCTCCTTCAACAAAATCGTCTAAACCATCAAAGTTGAATACATTTAATAGCACCTTATGAATCTCTTTCCCACATTTTGCACATCTCATTTTTCTTCTCCTTCAACTTCAACGAATTTCCCATCGACTAACCGGTAAAATATATCTGCTTTGATTTTCACTCCGTCTACTTTCGTAGATTTCACGTCTACGATGTGCCATTCACTATTTGTCATTTTCCACTCTGCAATCACCAAATAACAACCTATACTGCCTTTTGCTTTTCCGTATATTCCTGTTGCTATAGCGATGGATTCATCGCCAGTAACGATCGCCGCTGACCGGTATCCGGTGTTGGTTGCCGCTGACCGGTATCCGGTGTTGGTTGCCGCTGACCGGTCTCCGGTGTTGGTTGCCGCTGACCGGTCTCCGGTGTTGGTTGCCGCTGACCAGTATC